ATACGCAATGGTGATGCTTATCACACAGGAGTAATTCCTTTCTACAAGTTGTTTCAAAGTGCTACTCGTAGTTGTAGTCAAGGTGGTGTGCGCAATGGAGCCGCGACCTTGTACTATCCCATCTGGCATTTGGAAATTGAAGACCTTCTTGTACTAAAGAACAACAAAGGTACAGATGACAATCGTGTTCGTCAAATGGACTATGGAGTTCAGTTCAACAAGTTGATGTACGAGCGATTGTTGACCAATGGCGACATCACATTGTTTAGCCCACATGATGTTCCAGAGGTATTTGATGCATTTTATGTTGATGTAGATCGTTTCAAAGAACTGTACGAAGCTGCCGAGCGCAACACAAAGTTGCGTAAAAAGAAAATCAAGGCATTGGACCTGTTCAGCATGTTTATGCAAGAGCGCAAGGACACCGGACGAGTCTACCTGATGAATGTGGATCATGCCAACACACACGGCAGTTTCAAACAAGAACTAGCACCAATACGTCAAAGCAATCTTTGCTGTGAAATTGATTTGCCCACCAAACCACTCAATGACATACACGATGAAGAAGGCGAAATTGCCTTGTGTACGCTCAGTGCCATCAACTGGGGAGTATTTAAAGAACCCGAAGAAATGGAAAAAGCCTGTACTCTAGCAGTGCGTGGACTTGACAGTTTACTGACATATCAAAGCTATCCAATTCGTGCCGCACAGATGGCCACAGAAAATCGACGACCACTGGGTGTTGGAATTATCAATTTTGCCTACTGGCTGGCCAAGAATGATTTAAGTTATACAAATCCAGAATCATTGCCGGTGGTTGATAAATGGGCACAATACTGGAGCTACTACTTGATCAAAGCATCTGCAGATCTGGCCGCTGAGCAAGGTGCTTGCCCTAAAAACAATGAAACCAAATACGGTGATGGCGTATTGCCCATTGACACTTACAAGCGTGAAGTTGATGAATTGGTTGCGCCAACTGAGTATGTAGACTGGGCTGGACTTAGAGAACAATTAAAAGCAACCGGAATTAGAAACTCAACACTGATGGCCGGTATGCCTGCTGAAACCTCAGCACAGATTTCAAACAGTACAAATGGTGTAGAACCTCCAAGGAGCTATGTTAGCATCAAGCAAAGCAAAGACGGAGTATTGCGTCAGGTAGTTCCAGAATATCGTAGATTAAAAAACAAATACGAATTGCTCTGGAGCCAACCATCGCCAGAAGGATACCTAAAGATCATGTGTGTGTTGCAAAAATACATGGATCAAGGCATCAGTGTAAACACTTCGTACAATCCTCAGTTTTACGAAGAAGAAAAAATCCCAATGAGCGAAATGCTTAAACATCTTATAATGTTCTATAAGTATGGTGGCAAACAACTTTATTATTTTAACACCTATGATGGGTCTGGTGAGATAGATGTTGATAGACTCAATCAAGGCAAAACTATGTTGGTCGAAAGCGTTGTCACCAACGATGACGAAGACTGTGATAGTTGCAAAATATAATTTAACAAGAGAATAAAATGTCAGTTTTTAATACCACGAAGAATCGTGATCACACCGCCAGCCTTGCCTTTTTGGACCCAGCTGGTGCAGTTGGAATACAACGATATGATACATTAAAGTATCGACAATTTGATAAACTAACAGACAAGCAGTTGGGTTTCTTTTGGCGGCCAGAAGAAGTTGATGTACTTCGAGACGCCAAAGACTTCAAAGATTTAACTCCGCATGAGCAACACATCTTTACCAGTAATTTGAAACGTCAGATACTGTTAGATTCAGTGCAAGGCCGTAGCCCCAACTTGGCTTTCTTGCCATTGGCAACTATTCCTGAATTGGAAACCTGGATTGAGACTTGGGCATTCAACGAAACTATTCACAGTCGCAGTTACACTCATATTATTCGTAATGTCTATGCTGATCCCAGCAAGGTGTTTGATGAGTTATTAGAAGTCGAAGAAATTGTCAAGTGTGCCAACGATATCAGCAAGTACTACGATGATTTGATTGCGGCAAGTTTGGCTTACCAATACCTCGGAGTTGGAGCACACACCGTTGATGGCAATACAGTCACTGTTGATTTGTACGAATTAAAAAAGAAATTATGGTTGTGTTTGAATAGTGTCAATGCATTAGAAGGCATTAGATTTTATATCAGCTTTGCATGTAGTTGGGCCTATGCTGAACTAAAGAAAATGGAAGGCAATGCTAAAATTATCAAATTGATCTGCAGAGATGAAAATGTACATCTTGGATCTACGCAGACACTATTAAAATTATTGCCCACAGATGATCCTGACTTTGCTCGCATCAAAGAAGAAACACAACAAGAAGTAATTGCCATGTTTCGTGCAGTGGTAGATCAAGAAAAAGACTGGGCACACTATCTTTTTAAAAATGGAAGTATGATCGGGCTCAATGAACAACTGCTGGGCGATTATGTAGAATGGATTGCCAACAAGCGCATGACAGCACTTGGTATGTCAGGTGTTTATAAAGGTGGCAGTAACCCACTGCCATGGACCAGCAAATGGATTGCCGGAGCAGATGTGCAGGTTGCTCCACAGGAAACAGAAATTTCAAGTTACATCATTGGCGGAACCAAGCAGGATGTAAACGAAACAACATTATCAGGATTAAGTTTATGAATCAATTGACAGTATACTCAAAAACTGTTTGCCCATATTGTGTGCAGGCCAAGAATTTTTTGAAATTAAAAAATATTCCATTTGAAGAAATCAACATCGAGCAAGATACTCGCGCACGAGATTTTATCAAGTCACGAGGACATCGCACAGTTCCACAAATTTACTACAACGGTGAGATATTTGTCGAAGGTGGCTGGGAAGGTTTAAGTAAGTTAGATCCTGTAGAAATTCGAGCCCGACTAGGACTTAATCAGGACAACTTAGGAACCTTATGAATATAACCGCAAATCAAACATACACTTTTAAACTAGTATCCGGAGAAGAAATCGTAGCCAAAGTGCTGTCAGTTAACAGTGACTCACTGATAGTCAGTCAACCAATCAGCATGGTTTTCAGTCGCGAAGGGCTACAAATGGTCCCGAGTTTATTTTCAGCTGATACCAATGCAAATGTACTACTAAATAACAACAGTTATTCAATGGTCACTGATCCCCGACAAGATGTAGCCGACAGCTACCTAGAAGCCACAACTGGGATCAAACCAATTAGAAGTCAAATTTTAACAGGTTAATATGGCAGGAGTTGGAGTCTGTAGAGTCAATGATAAAAACAATGCTGGTGCCGCAATCACCACTGGCATCGGTGTAGTCATTGTCAACGGACAGCCAATTGCAGTCAAAGGATCCAAGGTGGCCGATCATCCCAATCACAAAGGAGTCACTGTTAAAAATGGCAGTGGGGTTGTGATTGCTGGTGGTGCTGGTGTTGCTTATGTTGGTTGTCAAGACACTTGTCTTCATACTCAGGTAGCAGGTAGCACTACAGTATTTGTAGGAGGCTAACATGACCACACCAATACAGGTAAATGTAGCGGCGTTTATGGCTGCCAACCAAGGAGTTGGGCCCAATGTTAATTTGATTGCCTACTACAATTCTTACTCGTCAGTCAACACCATCTCGGGTTTCAACGGAGTGCTGTCCAATGCTGTGACTGCTGTCAATTCAGGCGCTATTACTAATGCAACATATACCGCACTCACCAACATAAACAGTTACTACAAACCTTTGCTTGACCAAGACCCCAACGGCAGTAACAACAGATTTCTGACTAACATAGTGATCAATCGAGTCAATCAAATTGTGCCAGCTGATTACACCAAATTTGTTCAGGTATTTTCTTCGGTCACAGGTGCACTTGATCAAATAAACACCTTTATTGACTACAGAACAACAGCCAACAGTTATTTTGGCAGTACATTTACCACAGTTGACAACATCATCACAGGTGGGTTTTTTAGTGTATCCAGTAACCTGGCATCATTGGGTGCAGATCTAAGTCGTGTTGGCACAGCAATAAATTTACAGTATCTTGATACTGTTGGACATCCTAGTGCAGTTGTTGCCAGCCTCAAAGCCGCGGGCAATGGATATACTGGATTCAGCGATGAGATGTTGACGCAGGGTGTCAGTGCCACAACAATTGCAAAAATAGGGTCTGCTGGGTTCGCTCCCAGTTTAGTTGAAGAACGACAAATATATGCGGCCATGAAGTTGGTGACTGGTACAAAGCTGAGTCAAATCTTGGCAGTATTGTCCTGTTCTACTGCTGGGTTGACTAGTCTGGACCAAGTGCTTGATCTGACCAAAATGTTGCCAACCAGTTACAGCACACTCAACGGTGTTGGCAGTAATGGAGCCACACCCATATACAAAGCCGGCACAACTGTAGTAAGCCAATCATATGTTGGAATCAGTGGAAGCCTAGCTCAAGCAACCACTGCTACTATTGCAGACAGTAATTCAGCTTTTGCTAACAGTCTAAAACAGATCAAACAAATTCAAGGCAAGTCTACATCGGCTATTGCCACTTTAATGAAGTCAATCGAAACCACTGGCAATTTAACTTTGGTAAAAAACATATCAGCACCAGTGGTTTCTCAGGCAGCCAACATCTATGTTAACAACATTGCAACTGGTACTGGCAATACAGGAAAATTTGTAGTAGCCGATGCCATTGGTTCAGCCGCAGGTTATATACTCAATGATGAGTTTCCTAAATTGACCAGTAATTTAACTGCCATTGCCACGGGTGCCGCAGGAATACTTACACAGGACACCACTGGTGTGTATGCTGTGATGAACTCTGTGCTGGCTAACGCATGTGGATCAAACCCTTGCAATCTACGCCTATTGCCCGGCAATAGTGTTCCTAGTTGGGTAGGAGGCACAGGTTTGTTTACCAGCATAGACTCTGCCATGACCACGCTGATCACGCAAGGACAGGCCCAAGTCAACATAGTCAACAACACTATAAATTCTAGTTTTGCCACTCAACGAGCCACCTCAAACATAGCCTATGGCAACATGGGTGCAAAAATAGCCAAGGAAATTTCGGTTACTTCGACCATTGGTATTGACTTGCCAAATATTCCTCACGGTGGACAACACACCATAATGAGTTGGGTGCAAAGCATTGACGCATACGCACAAGATACACAGCACGGAGGAGCCAACGAATATATTCAACGAATAGTCACTCCAAATTCAATACAAGGTCAAGCAATAGTAGCTGGCCTAATAGAATCACGCAATATCACTAGATTGCAGAATTTAGGTGTGTCAGTAGATCACAAACTTTATTAAAAGTAATACTAAAGTGTTGCATTTTTACAACACAAATCAAGTTGACCGGATGCTGGATGTTTGCTATAATATGTTTATAAAGACATTAAGGCAAGCACATGGATCAACAAAGATTACTAACCTCACCAGAATTTAACGGACTAACAGTGGCAGTTGACTGGATCAATGACCTAGAACGCAGTGACAGCAGGTTACACAAAGAATCTGTGATTGAAAAAGCCTTGATTGCATCCAAGCTGGGTAGTGCTGGTGCACAATGCTTTCTTTACAATTGTTATCTTGCTTATAATCCATTTTTTGTTTATGGCATAAGGCAAGTTCCAGAAACTCAGGGCTTGGTTGACCGTCCTAATCCCTGGACACAATTTTGGGCACTAACAGAAAATCTTCGTACACGATCTATAACCGGACACTCGGCAAGAGATGCCATTGAACAAATCAGCAAAGAGTTTGACAGCGACGAGTGGAACGGACTTGCTCGACGAGTTTTGATCAAGGATCTGCGTTGTGGCATCAGCGAAAAAACACTAAACAAAGTGCTGGGCAAAACTGGATGGCGCATTCCTGTGTTCAGCTGTCAATTGGCACAAGATTCAAACGATCATCCTGCCAAACTAAAAGGCACCAAACGACTAGAAGTCAAGTTGGATGGTGTGCGTGTGCTGGCAGTGGTACAAAATTCTGGTGTGACTCTTTTTAGTCGCAACGGCAAACCATTTGAAAACTTTCCACAGATTCCAGCGGCATTAGAACCAATTTTAAAAGAATTGCCAAGTGTAAACTTGGGCGGGCGAGGCTATGTGTTTGACGGTGAAATTGTAGGTGAAAGTTTTCAACAACTGATGCGACAAGCACATCGTAAGAGTGATGCTAAAACTGATGGTATGGTATATCATGTGTTTGATATTGTTCCGTTGCCGGAATTTAGGGAAGGTCTTTGGACGAAAGATCAAGCCACTCGATTAGAAATACTGGAAAGATTTAGAGAACGTCTTGAAACCACTGATTGTGTTCGTATCATGCCCGGTATGAATGTAGATTTAGATACCGCAGAAGGACATGATGTCATGCGTAGATTTGCCGAA